TCTTTGATCAATGAGAAGACCTTACGTGCATCACCGTATGGAGTAATAAAGTCTAGGCCCCAAAGCTCAGTACCTTCTCTCTTCTCGTAGTCGGACTCTAGAAGCAGACACTCAAAGTTTACAAAGTCTTTAGCCTTCTCCGGTGTTAACCAGCACCAAGTGACAAGACCAATAGGTTTACCCTCACGGTAGTATAACCTGATTGCATTCTTTTTGCAAGGTAAAACTAGGTAAGAGTAGATTTCATTAGAATCAAAGTTCTTGTGGTGTTCACTTCTTAGGAACAAGAACCTGGCGTCATCTAAAGCTTTGTTGTAGTCAACGATCATCAGGTCTTGTCAATCTTACCAATGAGTAGTTTTAAGAAAGGGACCCAGAACAAGTACACAACTTTGGTGTGTCCTTCAGGTTTGTTTCTGTAGGTCGGGAAGATGTTATCAATGTACCCTTTACCCTTAACCCTTAGGATAGCGTGCGCTTCGCCCCGAGGTGAACGGCACCAGTAGAACCTGTGCTTACCTGTGAGGATATTAAAGAACATCCTAGTCTTACTCGAACCACTCTCGATGTAGCTCACGGTAGATGCAAAGTCATCACAGTCCCCACTCTCACCTTCTTTAAGGATGTGGTAACTGTCAACAAAGCCATCAGACTCCCAGTTGAACTCTTCTATAAATTTACTCAGGTTCATTCTAACTCCTTACAGGTAACACCTCTGGTTACTCTATCTCTGTGTACGTCTCACCAATAAGCTTTACAGTTGTACCACCATCCGCTGTGTAGAACTCAAAGGTACCTCTCTTCGGGTAGTAAATAGGTGTGCTCAACTTACCTGCTACAGAAGATGGTAGTGTTATATCAAATGTATTCTTAAGGTGGTAGGACTCAACGCTGTCTAGGGTTTCACCAGCAAAGTACACAATCTCTTGACCGCCAGTTTTTAACGATAAACCAGAGCCGGCTGTTTCATTTGCATTTCCGAAGTAACCTATGTCACTCGAGCTGTACGCAATAGTGGACACATCCCAAGATGTACTAAGTGTTAATTTGTGCAGGCTTTCCGAGGTTGCATCTAACATTAAAATCCAATCTCCATCAGGGTCCATATGTACGTCCTGGGCATCAGGTCCTAAAGCACCAAAGTCAAAGGTGTTTGTTGAGTAGGAAGCTGTTGATAGGTCCCAAGCTGTAGAGAGAGTGTACTCCCATACATCGCCAAGTGTAAACAAAAGAAGTGTAAGACCATCAGGTTTAACTACAATATCTCTTGCAGAAGCTGCTCCTGTGTCTCCGCTGTACGTTAAAGAAATAGAGCTATATGACATAGAGCTTGCATCAAAGTTTGTGCTCATATCGTATTGGTAAATTGCTCCAGTGGACTCACAAGCAACAAAAGCTCGAGAACCGTCAGGTTTAACCTGGATACCGTGTGGGTTTGTAGCTGAGCCGCTTGAGTTGAAGCTCAATCCAAATCTTTTTAAAGTCGTAATATCCCAAGGAATCCCTAAGGGAAAGGAGTACACAGTCCCAAGACCGGTTTTACACGTAAAGAGGTGTTTGCCGTCTGAAGTAAAGTGCAGAGTATCTGGGTTCGTTACAAGACCAGACGAAGCTATAGGGCCGCTTAGGGTGGTTGGGTCTGGCGCTAGCTTTGGTGGTGTAACTGTGTAAGTCCACCTAGCTTCTGTCGGAACAGACGCGAAGGAAAGTGTTGTGTCCGCTGTGATAGCTGCATCAAAAAGGTTAAAAGACCCTACGTTTAGACTCTGTGTTGTCCCTGTAAGGGTTGTACTGTCGATGGAGATATAGTTAGAGTCGTTAGTAAAAACAGAAATGTTGGCACCACTAGCAACAAAGTTAGAGTTGTTGACCAAGGTCGATATGTTGTCTCCTGGTTGGGTGGCTGAATCTGCGAGAGAGCCTTGTGCTGCCGTGGCATAGTCTGTGCTTGCCGTTGTTGCAGCAGTGCCTAGGCCCAGGGAGGAACGAACAGTAGCGCCGGACTCGGTCACCCAAGCTGTACCGTTACCTACAATAAAGTTACCATCTGTTTTAGCAAGAGCTGCAATGGCAGTCAAGTCAGAGTCTAGCGGCTGCTTATTGTTAAGCTGGGTTTGAATGGCGCTAGTAACACCACCTACGTAGTTAAGTTCAGTGGCGGTAGCTGTAATAGTTGTTCCAGCTAAGTTAAGACCTTCCAAGTAAGCAAGGTTGAACGAAGACGATATCTTACCCAAGTCGTAGGTTGCATCTAACTTAGGGTAGAAGGATGTGCCGTCACCTAGGTACTCCTGGGTAGGCCCTACGACAGTAATCGGAGCTCCTTCGGCACCACCACCACCGTGCGTGTGTCCTGTAGTCTCATGAAAAGCGTCTACAATAGCATCGAACTCACCGTCAATATCCGCAGCATCTGCTACGTTACCGTCAGCAATGTTGTTAGCTGTGTCGTTACGAATGTACCCTTGGCCCATTATTTTCTATCCTCTGTTGAGTACTCTAAGAGTGCTGTGTCTAGTACGAATGGTTCCCCACCATCGAACTCGTATTGTAAGCTTACTGTGAAGAACGAACCTGTAACATTGTTCTTCAGCACCGTGTCTGGCAGACCACCATAAGAACCTGAACCCCAGACCATAGTGCCCCAGGTAGAGAAGGCACCGCCACCATCCAGTGTGACAGCGTTAGGTTGAATCTTCTTAGGTTCGTTGAAGTCGTATTTAAGAGTTAGCACCCCTGTCGTAGCCCCCTCAGGATCGAAGTAGGTATCTACCGAGTACGCAGTCTTCCTAATAGATGGGTCGTTAACAGCCATGAAAGGTGTGTAGTACTCTGATGTAATAGGCTCACCGTCAAACGTAGAGCCAGACTCCATACGGTAAACGTACTCATCATCGTTAGAGAACAAAGAAATCTCTCTATCCCCTACATAGGTTGATGCAGCTCTATAAGCTTTGATACCTCTAGTGGCGCTCCAGTTAACACTCTGCCCGTTCTGATCTAGGAATTGTGTACCAATGTAACCTTGCGCAACACCCTTGAGTGTGTCTGTCTTATATTTAAAGATACGGTACTGGTTCTTCTCTCTGATGATGTTCGTGCAATAGTCTGCAGAAACTTCAATGAAAGAAGTAAAGTCTGTTTGAATCTGACGTGAAGCCAATGACAAGTTAAAGTCACCGATACGTTCAGTAGCACCTAGGAAGCGTACACCGTCAGGGCCTAGGAAGAGTACGTCACCACCAACCTCCTGTACGGTATCACCGTTAACACACCCAAGGTCATCTGCAATAGATGTAAGGGAGAAGTCTGCTCCACTAGTACCTGTTAGGCGTCTGATGTCTGTCTCGGAGAAGTTGATTAGCTGTTCTCTGAATGTGATCAATCCTGTGCAGTTAGACGGTAGCCGGTAGCTACCAGCACCATTAGCTGGTGTAAAGTCGTCCTCATCGAAAGGAGCGGTGTAAGCTACCAGGTCTGCTGTAGCGAAGAATAAGAAGTCTTTGAACTCTTCGACATAAGAAGCACCTGTGATGTCTGATGTCCCTTGTAGAACTTTGTACGTACTGCCAGTGAACACAGCAGGGTTGTTGGCGTTATCCACCATAGCTGTCTTAAAGGTACCGTCGAAGTTGAACTGTGTGAACCTAGCCTTAGTCCCACCTGTGTGAGAAGAACCAAGGAATGTAATAGCTGCGTTATCCGCAGGTGAGGAATCCAAAGCTGGGTAGATAGAGACAGTAGCCGCAGTAGCAGTTACAGTTGGTGCTGTAAGTACTGTGTAGACTAACTCAACCCCAGCGATACTGAATGTATCACCAACTGCTGGTACAGCTCCAAGAGCATCGACAGCAATAGTAGTACCTGTCTGACCACCACCATTAACCAGAGGTGACCCTAGGTCTTGTACACTGACCAAGGTCCAACCTGAACCAGAGCTCTTCCAGATAGCTCCACCACGAAGGGCGAAGGTAGCTGTGTCCGCAGCAGAGTAGAAGATACCCTCGACACGGGATTGTCCTGAGGTAAAGGTTACTACCGCCTTGTCACCTGGGCTTGAGTCCAGGGCTGGGGTGATGGTTAGAGTGGCTTCCTTGTTCGTAGCTGAGTAGGTTACACCAGAGACAGTGTACGTCCCTGTAACCCCTGCTACAGTGAGTGTGTCACCTGCTACAGGAGTCTCGTAGAGACCGGAGACAATAACACTTGTTCCTGACTGTCCTGAACCCTGTACTAGTGGTGAACCGTAAGGTGGTACAATAGCGTCATCGTACTTAGTAAACCCATTAATACGCCGATAGCCACCCTTAACGGATGGCTCGAAGTTCTGCAGTACCCTTGCAGACCCAGGTTGCTTTAGTCCCTGCTGCAATCGAGACAGGTTAGAGACAAGACCACCAGAGAGTTCAATAGGGAATGTTTCCCAGCGTGTAGGCATTAGGTTAGCCTCAGTGTATTAGAACCGTAGGGACTACGTTGACCTACCCGTGTATCACGGACATAGTCGTAGTTGTTGTTGATGTAGATAGTTCTCATCCGCTCGATACCGTTGATGAACTTAGCTTGTAGACGGTCAGCAGTCTCTGTGTCTCCACGGAAGTGATAGACATAGTACATCGCTCCATCGACAACCACATGTCGGAAAGCTACCGGGGCAGAGGGGACATCAGTATTAGCTGACAGGTCAGTAGGAAGAGCATAATACTCGTAGCTAAGTGTGTAGGCTTCTTTAGGGACAGGGTAGACGCCGTACTCTTGGTTTGGTGCTCGGAATACATACTTGGGTACCTCTCTGATACTCTCGTTAGTTGAGTCATACTCAGCATCAATGAACCGTTCAACGTACTCGTCGTAGTCCATGAACTTGAGGTGAGTAGTACTGTTGTTAAAGGTGTCGTTCCTACGGATACGGAAGGTATCGAAGTCAACAGCCTTGGTGTCTGCTTGGTAAGCATAGCGTGATTGACCAGCTACCAGTGTCTCGTCATAGTCTGTGTGGTTAAAGGGCCACTGGAATGCCTGTTGGTTCATGTCCCGAATAGCAGAGTTCACAGCTTCTTTGGCTGTGGAGTAGAACCCTACAGCGTTAGCAAAGTTAGCAGACGTGAGGGGAGTCTCGTTGACTCGACCACACACATCGTTCACCAGTCCAAGATAATCGTATGCCATTTGTATTCCTTAGGTAGCTGCGAGTCTGTATTGGATTACGTCCATAGACCCATCTACGATTGTGTTGTTTGTGTTAGTTTCAATAGTGGCCCACAGGACATCGGTAGGATCAAGCTTGATAGGGATATCGTAAATCCTAGTTATATCTGTTGATGAACTTGTGTCAAGGTTAAACCTACGGATAACATACGTTGAGTTTGTAATCTTTGGGTTCCATACACGTAGCCGGATAGTTACTCGTGGTGCTGAACCGCCCGACAGTTTTAGAACAGAGAAACTTAGACCACGTATCTGGCCCTGCACACCATCTGGATTAAAGTAGATCAACTGCTGTGTAACACCTGTTCCAGTAGGGACATAAGCTTGGTTAGAACCACCTGTTGTTGCGGTACAGGAGATGTTCCCTGCATTGGTCATACCGGAGCCAGATGAGAATACAACAATACGGTTTACACCGAGGTAGCTATTAACTGTTGTTACGTTGGTTGTCCCGTTCATAGTGATGAACTCGAACTGGTACTCCCTGGTTGAGCTTAGTCCCTCCAGGAAGAGTGTCCTAGCGCCTGTACCTGCGGATGTATCTGATGCGCTGCTTGAGACAAGGATAAGGGTTGAGGCTGTGGTCAGCGGTGTGAAGGTTCCGCCAAAAGATGCAATGACTTCCTCAGCGGAAGTGTCAACATCGTCGTTGAAACCAAACTTAAGGAAAGCTGATTGGCCTTGACGAGTACCTAAGACAATCTCACTGTTAGGGTCAGTTGGACGTACAGCAACAGAGTCGAAGTCCTGAGAAAGGGTTGAATCAAGTGGTGCGTTTAGGTTCGAATAAGAACCGATGTGTGTCTGTAGTCTGAGGTATGTCTGGTCAGAACCGGAGTCGTTAGTAAACACAATCCTAAAGAAACTACGAGTAACTGTAAATCTGTGAGGTACGTTAATTTGGTTTGTGCGGTAGTAGCGGGTGAGGGTGCTGTCCTGGTTTATACCATCTGGGGAGAACTGGATAGAGTACGTACCATCTTGGTCAGTTGACACAGAGATAACCACATCTCTAGCGGAGTCTACATCTTCCCACTCACCTGTAAAAACCTCGGCATCTGCCAAGGCCACTGTAGTACTATTAACTATGGATACGGAGTTACCAGAGGGGCCAGAGGTGCTGACCTCCCGTTCGAACCCAGGTCTCTTTGTATATGTAGTCATACTGTAAGTATACCCTAAGTTCTAGTGTTAGTCAAATGAAAAAGGGACCACTCCTGTGGTAAACAAGAGCGGTCCCCTTAGGTTAGTTAAGCCAGAGTGTCGCGGTCTACTTCAGCAGCAGCGCGGGTGGACTCAGAGACTGGGCAAACTACAGCCCATACGCGGGCAGTAGCAGCTACAAGGCCAGCACCAGAGACAACCTGAATGGCGTCAATAGTGTCAGCAGTAGAGATGAAGCTAGGAACTACGCCACCAAGAATGGTGCCCGCAGCCTGTGCTTGCATGTCAGTAGCAGCCAGGTTAGCAACTGTACCATCGCCAATAGCGACAGTGGATGAAGTACCAGCACTACCAGGGGCAGTGACGAACTCGATACCAGCCGAGAGAACAACGCAACCTGCAGGAACTGCTGGACCTTCGACGGTACCAGAAGCAACTCCAAGAGTTACGATCTTCTCAACGATAGTCGGTTGATAGTTCATTGATTGAGATTTAGCCATAACGTGTTATCCTTTCCTATTACGCGAGGTTGTACTTAGCGGTTACAAGAGCTTCAGGACGAAGAATCTTACGACCGTAGAGGTGCATACCACGAACAATATCCGCGAAGGAGTCTTGGTCACGATACGATTCAGTTTTGTTGATCTGCTCGGCAGTTGCTACAGCAGAGTCATGACCGCCAACGATTACACCGTAGTCAGTGTTCTGGTCAGCAGTACCAGTTGTACCAGCACCACCACCAACGGCAGGAAGGTTGTTAGAGACGTAAACGCGGAAGCCATTCCAGTTGTTCAAGACCAGACCATTGCGCAGTGCGCCAGAGTCACCGAAGTCAGCGTTCAAGAAACGTGAATCTTCGTCCATAAGAACTTCCATCATGATTGGGTCGATGACCAACCAACGACCAGCCTTATCAACATTCTGTTGATCAAGCAAACGGCCCATGCGGTTAATCAGCATGACGGGGGAAACATACAGTGTTGGCAGTGCAGTTGCGCCTGGCAAACGAGCAGCTACTGGGATGGAGTTGTCGCCACCAGCAGTGATGTTACCGAACGAACCTTTGATCAACTTCATAGAAGTCAACAGTTCGTCAGAACCAGCAGTGGATACAGCTTTAGTACCGTTCACAGTTGTGTTAACACCATCAGCATTTACGTGCTGAGTGGACTGCGCATAACCGGACAAGTAGCCAAGAACTTCTTGGTCATGGTTGTCGGCCAAACGGTAAGCAGCGCGGTTAGTTGCCAAGTCCATGAAGTTAACGTGTGAGTGTGCAGTCTCAATGTCGTCAGTCTTGAAAGCAAAGTAGTTAGCTTTGTCGATGACCAGAGAGAAGTCCTCGTCGTCCAGGTCTTGTGCAGTAACTTGTGTGCCACATGCATAA